CCAATATTAGTGACTACAACTAGCATTAATGATTATCAACGACTTACGTAACATTAGTCAAAATAGTCACTTTTTTAGACCCCTATAGAAAAATAATTCTTTGTACCCCCTCAAAACTTGACTATTTTGACTACATTGTCGTAAGTCCTTAATATTCTTATATATTAAGTGTAGTCACTCCTTTTTCACTTTTGACTACAAGTGACTATATTGACTACAACTTGACAAACGGTGAAACTTTGTACATAAGATTCATAGTGCCAGATAAAAAACCAGACGGAAGAACCTACGAGGCTGGGAAGCCAAAACAGGTAACAAAGCAACAAGCAGCTAAGAGATCACGCTGTCATCGCAAGCGTATGAAAGCAGAGGTCGACATGAAGGCGGCTCAGAAGGATCTAGCCAAAGTCGAGAAGGAGCTTGGAATCAAGAAGCAATTTTTGGATACTATGTCCAAAGCTCCCACGCCTGCGGAACAGAGGAAGGCACTACTCGCATTATTCGCAGAGCGTGGGATTAATCCTATCGAAGAGCTGCTACAATACACAGAGGACCCTGATATTAAGAAAACTGACAAGATAGCGATTTGGAAAGAGCTCGCCAGCTTCACTCAGCCAAAGCTCAAGAGTGTGGATGTGCAGGCGACGATGCAGGGAGAGATGAAGATATTGACTATGGATTATTCGAAAGTTGCTAAGTCTGACCTTGCCAAACCTGTAGAAGATGCCATAGTGGATGAAGAAGGATATGACGAATTTTTAAGCGAAGAAGAGAAACATGAGTGATCCTAACGAAGAAAAGTTAAACGACGTACGAGCATTGGTATCAGAACATTTTATCAATTACGCAGTCGTCGTGATGCTTGACGACGGATCATTATGTTATCGATTCAGTAATAGTAGAACAGCCAAACATTTATTTTCAGATGCCGCAAAAGATCTCGAAGAGTGGGATTCAGAAATTGAATTTGATGCGTGGGTAGATGAAGAAGTAGAAGAAGACAGAGAAGAATAATGGATATCCAAGTGCCAGCTCAAGGATGGAAGCCGAGACCGTATCAGCTACCACTTCTTAAGTATATGACTCAAGATACAAAGGGACTGCGTGCAGTAGTTGCTTGGCATCGACGAGCAGGAAAAGATTTAACCTGTGTGAACATTACTGCGATCAAGGCTCTGCAGCGTGTGGGTACATACTGGTATGTGTTGCCGTATGCGAATCAGGCGAGACGTATTGTGTGGAATGGTATGACAGGTGAGGGTAAGAAGTTCATTGATTACTTCCCACGAGAAATCGTCGAGCGGAAGAGCGAACAAGAAATGCGGATACATTTAACCAACGGCTCAGTGATACAGTTGATGGGATCTGACGACCCAGATAAAATGGTGGGAGCAAACCCAGTGGGTGTGGTATTTTCTGAGTACAGTATTTCTGATCCAGCTGCGTGGCAGTTGATCAATCCTATCCTAGCAGAGAATGGTGGGTGGGCGTTATTCAATGGTACGCCTAGAGGAGAGAATCATTTTTACAAGATGTTGCTGAAAGCACAGTCCGACGGAAAGTGGTACAGTAGTCATCTGTCTGTTAAAGACACAAAGGCGATTGCCCCAGAGGAGGTACGTAAAGCTAGAGACGAGTTGAACAACGAAGCCAGATTCCAATCTGAGTATATGTGTTCGTTCAAGACTCCAGTGGAAGGATCATACTACGGTGCATATATATCAAAAGCATATAAGGATAAAAGAATCCTAGACACGATTTCGCCAGAGCCTACCCTCCCAGTGCACACTGCGTGGGACTTGGGTATGGATGACGCTACGACTATATGGTTCTTTCAGTTATTTAAAAATGAGGTACGCTTGGTACATTACTATGAGAACAGTGGTGAGGGCTTGCCGCATTATGCGAGGGAGCTAAACAAGTATGCCGCAATCAAGGACATAGCATATGGTAAGCATTATGCCCCACACGATATTAAAGTACGTGAGTTGGGCACAGGTAAAAGCCGATTAGAGATCGCACGGCAGATGGGATTAAAATTTACCACAGTAAAGAAGATACCAATTATCGATGGCATCGACGCTGTGAGAGCACTCCTACCAAGGTGCTGGTTCTCAAAAGATTCATGTGCTCGTGGTCTTGAGGCACTCAAAGGATACCATAAAGAGTTTGACAGTTCACGACAAGTCTTTAGAAAGACTCCTGTGCATGATTCTAATTCACACGGAGCTGATGCTTTCCGTACACTAGCAGTTGGTCTACGCACACCTAAGTTTGACATGAAGAAACCAAAGCAGACATATGAAGTTACGAAACTTGATTGGTGAGGCATTGGAGTACTATGCCAAGAAAGATGTAGACTTTCTTGAATTGTTTCATCAACATATGGAGCAATACGAAGGTAGTCGTAGGTTTATATATAATAGTCCAGACTACTTATGTTTAGCAGAAGCTAGGTATGATGAGAAGGAAAAGTGGCACTGGCGAGTTAATTATTTAGCATCCACAAAGGATGATGCTATATCCTTCTTTCTTAACATTGCCCCATTTGAACTTGACAAAGTGGCATTTTGCAGGTATCGACATATATCTTCAAATGAAGAAGATGTATTTAAATACTATAAATGGAAAACAATAGAACGGATATCTAGATATGGGAAGCACTAAAGTAGTACAAGCACCTCCTCCTCCACCAGCTCCTATGCCTGCAGCACCACCACCTCCTGTTGCAGCGAGACCAATTCAATTTGCAGATAGACCTACACGTACTGTATCTCAATCAGGTTTAGGTAAAGCACCTAAGAGTAAGACTGGACTTTTATCACAGAAGCCTAAAAGACGTAAACTAGGTGGTGGAGCAAGACTTTATTAATGAATATTGATAATCACATTCGTCAGCGATACGAAGAACTTAAGCTTTTGAGATCTAGCTTGGACTCTATGTTCAGAGACTCTCAGCGATATGTACGTCCAAACTCAAACAAGTTTGATCATACACACACTTATAATAAAGAAGATGATAGCTTACAGGTTTACGACGATACAGCTGTATGGTGTAATCAGATGTTTGCGAACGGTCTTAGTTCTAATCTGATTCCCAAAGCAGATCGCTGGATGTATTTAAAGGTAACAGACATTACTACTGAAGATCTTAGCGATGAACAAGTAATTTATTTAGAACAAGTAACTGAGAGAATACTACATGAGTTTGCACAGCCAGACTCACAGTTCTACTCTGCATCACACGAAGCATTCCTAGATATTGGTGCTTATGGTACATCACCTGTGCAGATCAGTTACATAAATGATACTGTAACATTTAAAGCTAGACCACTAGCAGACGTTTTCTTTGATACAGATATGCATGGTAAAGTAGATACTGTGTATTATCGTTGTTTCAAGACTGCACGTCAGATGATGCAGATGTTCCCAGAACTAGAGGGACGTAACGACTTTAATAAAGACAAGAGTGTACACAACAGATATGAACTAGTATACACAGTCTGCCCAAGTAATGAGAAGAATGCTAAACAAGGTGGACGTTATGGTAAAGAAAGACCGTTCACTGTTTATTACTGGAGTCCACAACTAAAAGGGATAATTTCAGAGAGTGGTATAAGTTATATGCCGTTCTTAATACCACGTTGGTCTAAACTTGCAGATGAAGTTTACGGACGTGGACCAGCATTTACATGTTTATCACAGATTCGTGTGTTAAACAAAATGGTAAAAGAAGCACTGACTTCTGCAGAGTACTTAAACTTCCCAACACTTATTGCTGAGGAAGATAGTATTATGTTACCACTTAAGTATGGATCAAGACAGATCATGTTCCACGAACCAGGTAGCGAAAAGCCGTCACCTATTATGGCAGGTAATCAGCCACAGTATGTGATGGAGATGATTCGCATGTATCGTGAAACAATTAATCGTTCATTCTTTGTTGATCAGATTATCAGAGAGCAGAAGAAAGAACGTCAGTCTGTATTAGAGATCCAAGATACTCGTGGACAGATGTTAAGTCAGCTGTCACCATTACTTAATAGAATGGAAGCTGAGTATGTCGGACCTGCTGTTGAAGCAACCTATGAGTTATTACGCAGAAACAAACAGTTGCCAGAATTACCACAATCCTTACAAGGAAAGACTTTAGATATTGTATACACAAGTCCAAGTGCTCAGTCACAGTTTGCTACTAAACTAACAAACATCAGTGCCTTTATGCGTGACCTAGCACCACTTGCTCAAGTTAAACCAAACGTCTTAGACGCTCTAAACGAAAGAGAGTTGTTTGAGAAGTATGCACGTTACAGAAATGTAAGTCCTACTATTATTAAATCACAAGATGATATTAATGCAGTAAGACAACAGCGTGCACAACAAGAGCAAATGTTAAACCAAGCAAAAGTAGCTCCTGCTATGGGCTCAGCAATGAAAGATATTGCTCAAGCCAAGTCAGTAGATCCAGAAGGCATTGGTGACGTTCTAGGATTATAACATGTCAGTATTACGAACTCTTGAGAGGCTTAAGGAGAAGTCTCGACTAAAAAGCGATTTAATTAGAATACTTGAGACCCCAGAGGGTCAGAGATTCTTTAGGGTTTTGTTGCGAGAGTGCCACGTTACAAAACCAGTCTTTCATTCAGATACACATAAACTAAGAGAGTGCGAGGGTCGTAGACGACTCGCAATGAGCTTTTTAACTTTGCTAGGGGAAGAAGATCCTGATGCATTAATTAATAAAATAGAATTAGAGAATAAAGAAAATGTCTGAAGAAACTGAAGAATCAACAGGTTTAGGTGGAGGCGTTGAATCCGCACCTGAATCTACACCTGAGTCATCATTAGATTTTGCTGATGAGGGTATGTATAATCAATTCGTAAGTTCGTTACCAGAAGATGTTCGTGAATCGAAAGTCTTTTCTGAAACAAAGAACTTACAGTCCTTAGCTGGACAACTGATAA